TAAGAAAAGGTAGAGCAGAACTAAAAAGGTCTCTTCGTAAAGCTCAAATAGACTTTGCTTTAAAGGGAAACGCCACACTTCTTATATGGTTAGGCAAGAACGAATTAGGTCAAAGAGACAACGAAAAAGAAAACGATTTAACCGATACCGAAATTCAAAAACTAAAACAGATAGCTAACTCACAAATTGAAGCTAATCTATAGCATAATAATCTTGTCATTACTCACTCCCAGATGGTTTGAAATAAACGCTAAAGCGATTAACCACCCTGTTCAGTCACAGCTTAAGAGTGATTTAAGCAATAAACTTTACAGGAACTACATAATAGCGGCAGGCAGGCGTTCTTTTAAAACAGAGCGGTTTGCTAAAAGGCTTTTAGTGGGCGAGTGCATAAAGAATTACGAAAAGAATTATTATGTAGGTGCTCCTACTTTTCAGCAGGCTAAAGAGATATTTTGGGAAGACTTAAAAAAACTTTCACCCGCTTGGGCTGTAACAAAAATAAACGAAAGTGAAAAGCGTATTACTTTCATGGGAGACACTCATTTAAAGGTAATAGGCTTAAAAGAGTTCAAGCGTGTTCAGGGTCAGTGAATGCACGGCATAGTAATTTCAGAGTATCAGGATTGCGATGCGGGTGTTTATAATGAAAGTATTGAACCCATGATTAATGATACTCGTGGGTGGTGTGTAAAAGAGGGGAGACCGTTTGGTAAAAACCATTTTTACGATGACTACTTAAAAGGCGTGAAGGGCGAAAAGGGTTGGAGTTCTTACCACTGGACAAGTGAGGACATATTAAGCGAAGAGCAGATAGATGAAGCCAAAAGGAATTTAAGTTTAGGTGATTACGAAAGGGAATACAAAGCAAGTTTTGAAAGTCAGCAGTCATTACCTTATTACACTTATTCACAATTAAACAATAAACCTTACGAATTAGATTATAACAGGGTTTTTATTATTACCTGTGATTTCAACGCAACTAAGAAACCGATGTCTTGGGTATTGGGTCAGAAGCAAATTGAAGCAGGTAAGGAATTTACTTATTGGGTTAAATCTTTTCAGTATCAATACACAAACACCGAGGCAATGTGCGAGGTAGTAGACAAATATCTAAATGGCAAATACCCCAAAGAAGTACATTTTTACGGTGACTATGCAGGAACACAGGAAAAGAGTAATTCAAGTTATACTGATTGGGAAATTATAGAACGGTTTTTCAGTAACAAAACATTAGTAAGAAAATTCATTAAACCGTGTTTATCAATACGTAATTCAATCGGTGCTACGAATGCACAGTTATTAAATGCAAAGAATGAAAGACGGCAATTTGTACACCCCGAAAGCTGTAAGGAGTTAATAAGGGATTGGGAATATTGCGTATGGGAAGATAACTCTGTAAAGCTCAAAGAGTATAACGATGGCGAGAATGTAAAGTTAGGTCATTTATGCAGGGCTGTAGATTATTATAACGATTACGAATATCCGATTAAAGGGAAAAACGCAGGTCAGCAGTGGTAACAAACAACACAAAGAGAATAGAAAATCAGGAAAAGCTCTACGCTTATTATTCCGGTCAGGAAGATGAAGTCTTATCTTACCTTGAGACCGCTTTAAACATAACCTTTAACGTTGATGACATACAGGAGTTTCAAAAAGACTGGATTAACATTACTAAGAAAACAGTCAATCAATTAGCTACCGTTTACAGAGACCCCGCTAACAGAAGGATATTTTTAGATAAAACAGAGAATAAAGACTTAACGCAATATTACCTAAGGATTTCACCCGCTAATCAAAACACAATCGACAAGAGTGCTCACAGGCTTGGGAAGTTATTAAACACTTCTTTGACCCGTGTGTATTTTGACAAGGGCATCAAATACAGCGTATTGCCAAGTCATTTATACGATGTAAAGGTTGACGATAGCGACCCTTATAAACCAATTGAGGTAGCTTACCCGAAAGACTTTAATGTAAACGGTAAGACTGAGCGTTTTCAGGTTGTATGGACTGCTACAGAACACTACAAAGTACCATTATTTAAATATAATCACGGTTACTTTAAGGGTGATAAACAGCCCGTGTTTGAGGGTCAGGATATGGTTAACCCTTATGGTATTATTCCTTTTGGTATATTGAGATTAGAGGAGCAAAACGATTTTTGGGGTTGCGGATTAAGCGACCTTGTTACAGGGAATGAAATAATAAACGTAATCCTTACGGAACTGGTGAACGAGCAGATAATAATAGGAACTGCCGGAACTACCCTTGCGGTTAACCTTAACCTTCAGTACAAAAAAGAAGACGGCTCAATGGGTCTTAAAAAGGTTAGAACGGGACGTAAACACCCGATAGTAGTTGAGCAGAACGACAAGGACAAGACCCCACGTTTAGAGCATATCACAACACAGCCCTTTATAACGGAAATAAGAGATACAGTTGACTGGAAAATTAAAATGATAGCAATGAGTAAGGGTTTAAATCCCAACTCATTTTTAGCTGATGTAAAGGCTACCAGTGGTTACTCTAAGGCAATTGATGCTCTTGAACAGCTTGAAATAAGGCGTGACGACATAGAGCCTTGCAGGATTTACGAAGAAGAACGTTTTAACATAGTTCGGAAAGTTAATAATTATCACGCTTCAACGAAAGACAAGGGTACTTACGGTTTAATGGAGATACCTGAAAAGGCTTCATTAGTAGTTGATTTTATAGAGCCAGAACTTCCAAAGAACATTGATGAAACGATTAAACAGGAAGAGCACGACTTAAAATATAACACTATTAGCGTGTATGATTTAATGAAAGCAAAGAACCCCGATTTAGATGACAAGGCTATTGAGGAAAAAATAAAACAGAATAAAGCAATTAACGATTTATACAAACCGCAGGTAACTGCTAACGATATTAACAATGGCGGACTTAACAACACAGGTACAAACTGATATACAAAACGCAAAAATAGAGAAATGCGTTGAGGTTGAAATGGTTGACGGTATGATTTCGGCAGAGTTTAAGAGTTCTAAACAGGCTGAAATGGGAATGATGGGCGAGTGGATAAGTTATGACAAAGTATTTAAGACGTGGAAAGAATTTAACGATTACGCAGATTCATTTTTTAAACTATAAACGCTACGGGTGTAGCAAGGAGATTTAATGCTTTACAGTAGAAACCGCTTCTTATTCAACGAAGAAGCAACTGCGGGTGCAGGTAGTGAGGGCTCACAAAATACAGGGAATGCAGGTGCAAACACTGGAGTTGACATTAAGGCACTTGAAGAAAAGATTAACGCTTTAACCAATAATTCACAAAAACTCGTGAATGAGAAACGTGAGTTAGAGGGGAAATTAAAAGCTATTGAGGACGCAAAGAAAATAGAGGAAGGCAAAACGGGTGATTTATTAAAAGACCGTGAGGCTGAACTCGAACAGTTAAAAAAGGATTTTGACCTTAATAAATCAGAGCTTGAAAAAGCCAACAAGTTTATAGCGGACACAAAGGCTAATTTAATTTCGCAATTGCCTGACGATTTAAAAGAAATCGCAGAAGACTTAAACGACATATCTAAAATTCAGAAACTATTAGCGGGTGTTAAAGACTCCGCAAAGGTTGACAACGGTGGTGCTTCATCAAGAAGTGTCAAGCTAACCGATGCTGAAAAAGAAGATGCAAAACGTTTAGGTGTAAGCGATGAAGATTATTTATACATTAAAGAAAAACGAAAAAAGGATTAATTATGGCATCACTTAAATATGGTTGTATTGAAAGTGGCGGAGTTAAAACAGTTGAACTTCCGGTAGCTGCTTCTCAATACTTTTACCATAATGGGGTAAACGCTGTTTATCTTGATTCAAGTGGCAATGTTACACTTGCATTAACAGCAACAGCTACCATTTATGGAATAGCTATACCACCCGCAGGTCAGGGTGCAGGCACAAGCGATTTATACTGGAAATCCAGTGCAACCGCAGGTGCTGATAAAATCGCTGTTATACCGGCAAAGGAACGCACAAGGTTTTGTTTCCCTGCTGACGATACAGTAACAGCATCAATGAGGGGTAACACTTGCGACCTTATTTCCGTAAATGACGGAACAGCAACACAGGTTGACGTAGGTACTTCTTCAACAAAGGTATTTATCATTGAAGACCTTGCAACAAATCTTAAATCCACAGCGTCTGCTACAGATGTAATTGTAATAATTAACCCCGCAAAGATGCAGGCAGACTAAGGAGCTAATAAATGAGTTCAGTATTTAGAAATCAGTTTACAAAATTAATGCTTCGTGACCTTTACGCTTGGGCGTTTGAGAGTTACGATGCAGTTGAGGCGGTTTATCCAAAAATATTCCATGTAGAAAATTCTTCAGGTTCTTTTGAGCAGAAGACTTCAGGCGTAGGAATGGGAATGTTATCAGAACGTAAAGAGGGTGCTGATATTCTCGAAAGTAATCCGTTAGAGGGTTATACCGTATATGGTAAAAACAGAACATTCAGCGATTCATATTCTCTTACAGCAGAGTTCGTTGAAGATACCCCTACAGAAAAAATCGCTAACATTATGTCAGACCTCGCAAGAAGCTGGGGCGATGGTGTAATAAGGACAAAGGAAACATTCGCGGCAAAATTCCTTAACTACGGCGGATATACCGCAGGTCACGATGTATTCAATAACACTATAACAGGTGTTATAACAGACCCCACAGGCGATTTATGCTATGACGGAAAACCTTTCTTCAATCTGTCAGGCAACACAAGGTCTTCAAAGAATGGCGGAACATATTATAACGGTTTGGCTCTGTCTTTAAGTTCAACAAACTTACAGACCGCATATAACCTTATGACAAACACTAACAACAGGAACGAAAGGGACGAAATAGTTTCTTTAATGCCTAATGTTCTTGTTATCCCTCCGGCTTTAAGATTTACAGCTAAAACAATTCTGGAGAGTGAAGCTATTGTTGGTTCTGCTAACAATGACATTAACGCTACACAGAATATGTTAACCCCTATTGAATGGCATTACTTAAGCGATTCCGATGCTTGGTTTATCGGAACAGCAGGTAAAGGTTTAGTATGGCAGGAGAGAAAACCTTTCGTAATTGACTTCTACCAGAACGAAGTTAATAAGAAATACTACGCTACTATTGATGCAAGATGGGGAGCACGTATGGAAAACTGGAGATATTGGGTAGGTTCAAACTTCTCAACTTCATAAACAATATTTATTAACAGGGGTGATTAAGTTCACCCCTAATTTAAAGGATATATGAAACACGAAACAAATTCAGAAGAAGCATTAAAATTAGAATTAGACCCTAAGTATGTTGTTAAGGACATTGTAAAAGAGGGTGACAAGAAGTTCGCAATATTTGAATTAAAGGTTAAAGAAGAACCCAAAAAGGAAGTAAAGAAAAATGAAAAATAAACTTTTAGCATTAATCGGTATTCCCGTAATATTTGTTTTAGGTTTTGCGTATTACGGAGCTACCAATTTTGACCGTATTGTTTTGGGTTCA